GTTTAGTAGGTGATAAAGCTATATACTGCAAACCTTTTAACATGCTTGAAAAACAGAAAATTTTTAAGGGTGCTTCTGGTACTGACCTCATAGTTTTAATTGATGTAATTATAGAAAAAGCATTAACCAAAGATGGTGATAAAATGTTTAATGCTAGTCATGTTTTGGCATTTAAAACCAAAGCTGACACTAATGTAATTGCTGACGTAGCTACCAAAATTATGGGTACTGGTAACGATGATATTGACGATAATAAAAAAAACTAAAGAATGACCCAGAACTTCATAACCTTTTTGGGTTAGCCGAAAAACTACATAAGTCTGTTTCTGAAATATTGCAAATGACAGTTAGTGAGTTTAATATGTGGATAGCGTATTATGCTTTACAAAGTGATGAAAGAGAAAGACAAGAACGATTAGCAAAGGCTAGAAGATAGTGGCAACCAAACAAGTAAATATAGATATACTAGCCAAAGACAAGACTGCTAAAGCAATGCAGTCAGCCACTAATGGCGTTAATAAACTTAAAAATAATGTTCAACAATCAGTAGCACATCAACAAAAATCATTTAATGCTTTAGGTAATACTGTCAGAAATGTAGTTGGTGGTGTTATTGTTTTCCAAGCACTAAGATTTAGCAAACAAATGGTTGATATGGCTAGTTCTGTTGAAGAAATGCAGTCTAAATCAGCAGTTGTATTTGGTAGATTTGTTTCTAGTGTAAGAGCAGAATTAGAGAAATTTGGTGATGCTGTGGGTAGAAGTACCTTTGAATTAGAGGGTATGGCATCTTCTGTTCAAGACACATTTGTTCCTTTGGGATTTGCTCGTAAAGAAGCATCTAAACTTTCAATTCAATTAACTAAATTAGCAGTAGATGTAGCTTCATTTAATAATGCGACTGACGTAGATGTCATGCACGCTTTCAGAAGTGCATTAGTTGGAAATCACGAAACAGTATTAAGATTTGGAGTTGTTATTAATGAAGCAACTATAAAACAAGAACTTATGAGAATGGGCATAAATAAAACTTCTAGTGAAATTACCAATCAAGAAAAGGTAATGGCTAGATTAAATCTTATTATTGCAGGTACTTCAGATGCTCAAGGTGATGCAATAAATACTAACACAAGTTTTGCAAATTCTATGAAAGCATTAAGTGCTGAGTTTGAAGAATTTATGGCTGAAGCCATAGCACCTATGTTACCTGCATTATCTAATATGGTACGTTCTCTTAAAGATTCAATTACGGAAACAAAAGAGTTTTTAAGGTCAATAGGTCTTTTAAGTGAGTTAAATAAAGTTATACCTATAGTAGATGAATTAAAAAATAATTCTGATGCACTTGCAAAGGTTGAATCGCAATTAGCATTTGAAATTGAAAAACTAGATTTTGTAGTAAGGGCACATAAAAACCCATTAATATTATTAACAAAAGAAACAGATAAATATGGTTTAAAGGCATTGTCTGGTAAAAAAGCAGTAGAAGATAATATTGAAGCATTAAAGGAGCAGATTGAAAAGATAAAAGCATCAAGAGAAGTTATTATACTTGAATCTGAAGCAAGGGATTTAGTTACCAAATCCATAGAAAACCAAACTAAAGCACAGAAAAAATTAAACGAGCAACAGGCTTTACCAACATCTAGACCTGCTAATGTAACTGGTATGACTGGCTCAGAAATGGATATAAGAGGTGTTGATATTCAAGCAATATCTGGCGGTATTAATTTTGATAATAAACTTGCTCAAACCACAAAATTTATGGATACAGAAATTGAACTGCAACAACAGCATATTACTAGAATTATGGAGCAAAACGAATTATTAGCTGAGCAAGATAGAATTAGAGCAGATGAAAAACTGCAACTTGCTTATGAAACAGCACAAAAAGAAGCAGAAATTCAGAAAAAACTTTTTAATGATAATTTTAACTTAATTAAAAATGGTAAAGCAGGTGAAATCAAATTAGAAGAAATGTCTGGCAAAGAAAAAAGTAAATTAGCAGTAAAAGTTGGCAGAGAAGCATTAGACCAATTAGCACAAAATAATAAACAAGCTTTTGCATTAAATAAAGCCTTTAAATTAGCAGATGCGATACAGAGTACCGCTCAAGGTGTAGCTTCAGCATTAGGAACTATGAATATACCACTAGCAATAGCAATAGGTGCTTTAGGTGCTGTTCAAGTCGCTACTATTATGTCATCTAAATATCAAGGCAGAAGACTTGGTGGTAGAATGAACCAAGACCAACCTTATATGGTAGGTGAGGCAGGACCAGAGTTGGTTGTGCCAGATAGAGCTTCTAATGTTGTACCTAATGGTCAACTGGGAAATATGGGCAAGCAAGTAAATGTTAATTTTCATATAACTACAGTAGATGCTACTGGGTTTAGTGAGTTATTGGTAAATAGTAGAGCAACTATTGTAAATGTGATTAATCAAGCCTTAAATGAAAAAGGTAAAGAGGTGCTTGTATAATGTCTGGTCAATTTCCAACAAGCCCACAAGCAAGCAATGCTGATATAGGTTCAGAGCAAAAAACCATAGTGACAACCACAACTTCTGGTAGGGTTCAAACTAGACAGATTGATGGGCAAAAATTTACTCTGAAATTATCTTATCCACCTATGAGAAGAACAGATTTTGCACCCATTAAAGCCTTTTTAATGAAGCAGAGGGCAAGGTTAAATACTTTTACTATTATACCACCAGTTGTTAGTAATGCACAGGGCGTGGCTACAGGCACAATAAGTGTTGATGGTGCTATAAGTGCAGGAGCTACAACTTGCACTATAGACGGCATGGCTACAAGCACTAATGATATATTAAAGGCAGGAGATTACTTTAAATTTGCTAGTCATGAAAAAGTATATATGGCAGTAGAGGATTTAGATGCAGATGGCACAGGCTCTGGAACATTAACTTTTGAACCACCTTTGAGGGAAGACGTATCTGATGATATTCAATTAACATATGATAATGTGCCATTTTTTGTAAGGCTTGCAAGTGACGTTCAAGAATATTCTATTATAACTAACGACCTTTATAATTATGAGGTGGATTTAATAGAGAGTTTATAAAATGGCTAGAAATCTAACCACCGCAGTAAAAAACGAAATAGCAACCGATAGCTTACAGCCTATTAATTTAATTTATATCAATGTAGGCACAGGTTTAAGGGTTACTGACCATTATAAAGACATTACCTATGATAGTAATACTTATACAGCTTCTTCACTATTTACCAAGCTATCAAGCGTTACAGAATCCTCAGAAATACAAGTAAGTAATATAACAGTTACTTTTACAGGTGCAGACCAAACTATAACTTCATTATTTCTTAGCAATCCATATTTAGAAAAAGATGCTGAAATATATAAGGGTTTTATAGATGGTAATGAAGCTCTTATTGCAGACCCATTTTTGTTATTTAAAGGAAGGATAGAGTCATTTAGTATTAATGAAAGCCTTAATAATTCTAAGGTTAATGTTTCTATTGCATCGCATTGGGCTGACTTTAGTAAAGTAGAGGGCAGAAAAACGAATACTGGCTCACAACAATTACACTTTTCAGATGATTTAGGCTTTGAATTTGCCTCACAAACTGTTCAAGACATTAAGTGGGGTAGGTCATGATTGCAGATATTGTAGGGTTATTTAAACAATTTGAGAAATATGAAAATAAATCTACAAGGCAGTTAGAGCGTTATTTACAGCCCTCAATAGAACTTAACCAATATAGAATGTTTTATGATGAATACAGCATTGTAGGGTTTGTTAACTGGGCTTATCTGCATAATTTAGTCCAAGAAAGATTTAGATTAACAGGTAAAATTAAACATACTGAATGGAACTCTGGTAATAATTTATGGTTAATAGATATCTTATCAATTCATAATACTTTTGCTATGATGAGATGGGTATATAATTATTTTAAAAAAGAGCTAAAAATAAATAATTCTATTAACTGGGTTAGAGTTGATAATGGTGTTTATAGAGTTGGTCAAAAGTTTAAAAGGGATTTTCATTAATGGGTAGTGTCGTAGATGCTGTTGTCAATGTCGTAAATGACTTTATTGGTTGGCTGTTACCTATTCCAGATGTGCCAGAGTTTGGAGCTTCTGAGCAAGTTCGTGGGGTATTAATCAACAAACAATCTAATAATGCTCAAATACCTATTGTTTATGGAAGAAGAAAAGTAGGTATTACTCGTGTTTTTGTTGAATCTTCTGGTTCAGACAACGAGTATTTATATATTGCAGGTGTTGTTTGTGAGGGAGAAATTCAAGAAATAGAAGAAATATATTTAGATGATAAAAAAGTTATTTTTGATGGTGAGTTAGATGATGGTGTTGTTAGAGAAGTAAGTTATGGAGATTTAAACTTTTATAAAGGAAGTACTTCTTATGTGCAAATGCAAGCATTTTATGGAACAGATGACCAAGTAGCATCTTCAGTCCTAACACCCTCAATTAATTGGACTTCAAACCATAGATTAAGGGGTGTTTGCTATCTGGCTATGAGATTAAAATGGAATCAAGATATATTTAGTTCTATTCCAGATATTAAGGTTATTTTAAAGGGCAAAAAGGTTTATGACCCTAGAGACACAACAACTAAATATTCTCAAAATTCTGCTTTAGTTTTATTGGATTATCTAAGAAACACAAGATATGGCAAAGGCTTACCAGATGATGCTTTTGAAAATAACTTCGCATCTTTTCAAACCTCAGCCAATGAAGCTGATACTTTAATAGTTCCAAGAACAGAAGTGGTAACACCAGTTGCAGGAATAACTAAACAAGACTTTAATGGTTATTATAATGATAAAACAACTTTTTTTTTAAATAGGTCATTTAGTAGCACAGATAAAATTACATCAATAAATGGCGTTGGAACTGCAAGTTATAGTTCAGATAGATATTTTGGTTATATAAATGCACCATCTACAGAAACTTTTGAATTTCAAACAAGTTCAGATGATGCTTCTCATGTTTATATTGGTGATGATGGTCAAACTGTAGATAATTTACTAAAAGAAATAGAAGCTGATAGAACTGCTAAACTTATTGTAAATAATGGTGGTTTACACGCTAATGTTACAAGGTCTGGAAGTAAGGCTTTAACTAGTGGTGGTGTATATCCTATAGTTATTTATTATGGTAATGCACCAGCTGGAGGAAGTTTAACTTTTAGATGGCGTGTAAGTGGTGGCGTTTATTCTACAGACTTATCAACTATTTTTTCAAATGGTGAATATGCAACAGATGAAGTACCTGCAATTATTAAGTTTGAAACAAATGCTGTATTAGATACAGACCAAAAAGTATTAGAAAACGTAAAAAAACTATTAAATCCTATGAGTGCTTTATTTACCTACAATAATGGGGTTTATAAAGTAAAAATAGAAGGTACTGGTTCATCTATCAAAACAATAACAGCAGACCACGTTGTAGGCGGTGCAAAAGTATTAGGTGAAAGAAAAAATAAAAAATATAATCGAGTTATAGGAACTTATGTAAATCCTTTTAAAAATTTTCAAAATGACACAGTAAGTTTCCCTCCCGCTGATGATAGTAACGTAGAAACAGATTTTCAACACGCTACAATGCTTGCAGAAGACAACAGCACATTATTAGAGGGTAATTTCCAGTTTCCTAACGTAACCAACACATATAATGCTGAAGCCTTATGTGAGATTATATTAAGGCGTTCACGAAACCAATTACAGATACAGTTAACATTAACCTCAGAATTTTTAGAATTAGAAATAGGGGATATTGTGGCTATTACTTATCCTACTGGGGGATTTGATGCAAAGCCATTTAGAGTTCTGGGTTTAACAATTAATGAAGATTTAACAGTAAATGTCCAGTTGTTCGAACACCAAGATAATTTTTATACATTTAATGAAAAGAACATTATTCCAACAATACCAGACACTACATTACCAAACCCATTTATAGTTCAAGCACCAGTTATAGAAGTATCAGATGAGCTAAGAGCCTTAAACGAGGAAGCTATTAGTGTTCTATTAGTTGATGTACAGGCTACAGATGAATTTATAGTAGATTTTGAGGTTCAAGCTAAGAAAAGCACAGATACTGCTTATATTAACTTAGGTAGAGGTGCGAGTTCTAAGTTTGAGCTTGCTAACGTAGAAGATAATGCTATTTATGATGTTAGGGCTAGGTCAGTTTCATCTATTAGTAGGTCTGTATTTGTATCAGCACAACATCAAGTCGTGGGTAAAACTGCACCACCTGCCGATGTAACAAACTTTCAAGTTAATATTATTGATACAGAGGCTCATTTAAGTTGGACACCAGTTCCAGATTTAGATTTATCGCATTACATAATTAGACATTCACCTTTAACTAGTGGTGCAATATTTTCAAATGCTATTACATTAATTGATAAAGTA